ACGCGACGGCTGGGTTCTGTGAGGTTGACCCTGCTCACCAGAGGGGGAACGAAGAGCGGGCATATCTTGCCCACCCTGGGCACGCATCTCGCGCAAGATCATTCGTCGAAGTGAGTTACGGGTTAGTCTCATTAGATATCAGCTCCGGCGTTGGTAATGACAAAGTCGAGGGCGACGAACTCGATGGACCGCGTCGGCTGCAGGAAGATCTTGCCCCGAATGGTGTTGTTCTCGACGTCAGCCTGGGTTGTGGTGGTCGTATCAATTCTGACCTGGTACCGCTCCACGCCCTGTAGCTCCTGGATTCTCTGGAGCCTGGGGCGAACCAGTGCTTCGAATCGGGACAGGGTGGACGCTCGGTTCGGCTCGAAGATGACCCTATTGGAGAGCTGCTTGACCTGACGGCGCACCTCAATGAGTAGCCGACGCACATTGACCCGATCCAGTGCACTCTGCACACCGAGTAGTGTCTTCTGGCCCCAGATGACCGGACCGGTCTGGCCCGGGTATGACGTGATGGGGTTGATCCGCGTATCGTACAGGACGTCCAGGTTGTTCCGGCTAAGGTTGAGCGAAGTCTCCAGTGTGCTCTGGAGTGCGCCGCGCGTGAAGCCTGCCGGAGCGAACCAAGGGTGCGCAATCTTGTCGTTAAGGGACATGGCACCGAGGACCGCAACTGACGGTGGCACCTGCACGTTGGTCAGCGTAAAGGGATCCTGCATCACGACGTCTGGGAAGTAAGCCGCAGCAAAGCTTGAATCCAGTGCCCGCGAGGTGAAGGTTGCAGCAGTGTTCGCAACGTTGACGTTCTGCACGGAGGATGTCACCACTGTGTTGAGAGCGTCTCGCTCCTCAACGTCCATGATGAACAGTGCGTCGAATCTATTCTCAACAACACTAATTCCCTTGTCAGTGACGATGGAGTGCCGGATACCAGGAACCGCGAGAAGCTTGATGTCAACCTCGGACGTCTCCTGCATGATGTCGAGTGCCTTGGTGTATGCAGACACCGTCGGGCCATCATTCTGTCCCTGTGCTGCGTCAGTCATCTCACGGACGATGGCCGTGTTCAGAAGCTTCGCCTTGTTCGAGTCGAAGATGTTGACTCCGTCAAACCCGCCCTGAACGAAGAAGGAGAACTTGGCGTATGTCTTAACAGTGGCATCGCCAAAGTCTGTTGCAACGCTTAGTGCTCTTGTCTTGGCAGCGGCATCAGCGGAGATCCCGCCCTGCCTGACGTACGACGCGCTGACCCATTCCTTCGGGTCGGCAATGCCGTTCGAGCCTGTTCTAACCTTCACGTTTTCCAGAGTGAAAACGTTGTTGTTGAATCTGTCGGAGTCGTACACGGTGCCAGCAGAATCAGCTGTACCTGCGTTGTCCCCTACGCTTGGGTTCTGGTTGGTGGTGTGGAAGCGCGGGAAGTACTTGGTAAACCCGTCGATCGTCTTGTCAGCCACCAGTGAAAGATTGGGCTCGGCGAGCTTTGTCTTCCGCACGAACTGGACGCCCCAGTAGAAGCTTGAGTTAGCGTCATCCTTGGGTGTTACACCTGTCTTGACTGACTCCCGGAATGGAACGGGGGGCTCAACAAGGCGGCGATATGACAGGTGCTGATTTGTGTTAAATCCACCGTTAGCATCAGGTGGCGTCACCATAATGGAGCTTCCGGATGTTACCAGGTGTCGTGGACCTCTAAAGCCGACCGGCAGGGAGGTAGAATCAACCTCAGCATCATCCACAGTCGTTGTCATTTCGACGCGAATCAGATTGGACAGGTTAGGGAAATTACCGTCAAAGACTAAGCGCTGGCTGTCGCCGTTCTTGTCAAAGTCCCAGTAAACGTGCTGATCGCCAATGATCTTAGCAATATATCTGTCTGACGATGGATTCAAGCTCAGGTTTGTGAACTGCTCCAGGACGGCCGGATTATCATCTGTGTCGCCGTACTCTCTAACTAGCAGGTCAAAGGTGCCGTACTTATCAGTCAGCGAGTTAGATTTTGCAATGTTTCTGATTGAAATCTTAAACTTCGTATTTGCAAAAGCCCCGTCAGATAGCGCATATACCTTGAAGAGGTTGACAGGGTTGCCGCCAAACTTCTGGGAAATTACGTATGGTGTCTCAGGTGTTCTGAAACGATCCTCGAAGTTTTCAAAGTTCGGAATTGTCGTTGAGCCAGCATTTCTTGCAAGGCTCGACGTCAGCAGGAATGCAACCGGCTCTTTATCACCTGGCGTCAGAGTTGATGCCGCGATAATTCCGGAACCCGTCACAGTTGCAAATGCGGGATGGATATCGTACCGGGTGTAGAGCAAGTGTCCTGCGTCCTCAACACGAAGCGGATCTGTGTTGAGGACATTTCCAAAGTAATTGGGAGCATCAACATCAAAAGATGCTGTGATTAAGTTGGGGTATTGGGCTGTGTCAACGTGACCATTTAGGAGAAGCACAAAGTCCTGCTGTGCCCCTGTAAGATCTACTGAGCCCGTGATCGCTCCTTGCGGGCCTGCGGCTGTAGCTGCTACTGTGCTACTAGGCTTCGTGGATGAAGCAGCAAAGCTCGCGGAAAGCATCGGAACGACGCCAGAGGCAGCAAGAAGTACCCCTCTCAGGATGGGATGCGCAAGATTCTCCCCAGATCTCTGGATGCCTGCTGAGCTGAAGATTGTGGAACCGGCTGACTCTGACATAAAGCAGCCAAGGAAGTGCAAGCGACCGGCGGGCCCACTGTCAACAGCCTTGGTGTTCCGACTAACAAGTCCTGCTCCCTGGACTTGCTCTGCACCGACGACGAAGCCGGCATTGGTCACCTTTCCGGGGTTGTCGCCAGCAGTAGTCCGCTTCTTGCCGTCTCCGGCGCCCAGGACTCTCATGTACGTCACTGATTGTGCGTTTGATAGCCACTCAATAACTGCGAGCGGGCCGAACTTTTCACCGTCGGTCTCGCCAAATTTTGTGACAAAATCCTGTTGCGAGCCCAGTGTTACCGGAACAAAAGCAGGTCCCTGGTTGGCAGTTCCTATAATGCCCGCCGGAACACCAGTCGGTGTCACATTAGTCGGGCCAGTCAGGTCGATCTCGCGGGCACTTACGCCCGGGCTTCGAAATGTCAACTCAGCCATTTGTTGTATCTCCAGGGGTCTTGTTGTACCTATTCATTACTCGAAACTTACGCCCGAGTTTGTGATAATGAAGTCAATTGCGACAAACTCAACTGTGCGAGTCGGAACAACCGTAATGCGCCCGTTCAGGCGATTCGCTTCGATGTCCTGCTGCGTATTGTTTGTCGTGTCCATGACGACAGAGAATGATTCAATACCTGCTTGGGACTGCACGAGAGCAAGCTGCGGAGTGACCTGTGCAACAAAGTTTTGTCGTGTGGTCGTGTCATTCTGCTCAAACACAAATCTCTGTGCGATATCTACAACAATTCTCTTAATCTCGAGAAGCATTCTTCTGACATTAACTCTATCTAGCGCGCTTTGTGCTTGCTGGAGAGTCTTCTGCCCGAAGATGACAAATCCTTCTCTCGGGAATGTCGCAATGGGGTTGATTCTAGCGTCATACAGGGTGTCCCTGTCGCCCGACGTCAGCCTGACATCAACGTTAGTGACAAAGTCAAGGCTACCTCTATTGAAGCCAGCCGGAGCAAACCAGGGATAGCTGGACTTATCGTTAAAGCCAAGCGCGGCAAGAGCAGCTACTGACGGTGGTACCGTCACACGTCGATTATTGATAACGTCGTCAATTTTAACGTCAGGGAAGTATGTGGCTGTGTAGCTGTTGTCTACTGCCCTAGCAACAAACTGATCTGCTGTCTTTTCAACATCAACCTTTGCAGTGCTATCATCAAAGAGGCGATTTGAGCTTTCGTCATACTCAGGAATGTCCATGACGTACAGTGCCCTGGAGTAATCCCGTGTTTGACCAGCTGCATAGTCAGTAATGAAAGAATCTCTAATGCCCGGAATCGCGAGAATATTGATTCTTACTGAGAATGGATCCGTCATGATCTTAGCAGCTGTGCGGTAGGCAAACACTGTGCTATTTGCCTTACCGACGCCGTTGACATTAGTGAGCAGGCCAGGTGAGACAAAGCCGCTTGCGGCACTGCCCCCTGTATCTGCAGAAGAAGCCCGGTCATTCATCCGAGCCGCATTCTTATCTAGAATGTTTAGCCCGTCGAAGCCGCCGTACATAAACGTAGAAAACTTGCTATACTCAGAGAATCTGTTAAACTCCACTGATGATGTTAAGTTTACCAAGGTGGCAAAAGTAATTCTGCTGGAAATTGTACCGTCAGACACTGTGTAGTTGACAGGATCCACCGTTGCATTTCTGATGTATGCCATCTGCTTGACGTGATCGGTCGACGACCCAGTTAGATCGGCAACAGCCCCGTTGAAGAATGCCGCCCGAGATAGGGTGAACTTGTTGTTGCCAAATTCATCAGCCCCAGATCCTGTGACCAAAGTATCGAGCTTCTGGATTCCTAGGAATTTTCCGTAAGCTTCAACAAGCGGATTAAAGGTTGAGCCAGCATTGACATTGTAGATTGCGTTGCTTACTGTTGCGGCTGGCGGGGCTTGCTCAAACTTAACGCCCCAGTGAAGTCGGCCGTCAACAATTTCAGAAACACCTGGGTTTCCACTGAACCCACCGGCAGTATTTACTGCTCCTCTCGTCACCTTGAAGCGAAGCGGAAGAGGCGGGACAATCGAACCTGTCAGATCTGATTCTCCTGCGGAGTTAAAGATCGACATTCTGCGGGCAAGACTTCCTCCGAGTCCTGCGATGGGAACCTCGGTATCTGCCAGTGTGTCGGATGTCTTGATGACAGAAACGCCCTTGAATCCGAACGGAAGTGCTCCTGCGGGGACAAGCTTGTCTCTAACACCGTCGGAAATTACGACCCTTACGATGTTTGATCTGTTTGGATATAAGCCCTTTACAACAATGCGACGGTCATCAATGTCCTCAGCATCAAAATTGAAGAAAACCTTCTTGTCTCCAATTGCTTTGCCGATATAGCTGTCAGAAGCAGGATTCAAAGAGACGTTAGGGTATGTCTCAAGAATCTTAGGCGACGTGTCAGTATCGTCAGCTGCTCTAATGTTGATTGTAAACGTTCCGTATGGATCTCTCGGGTTTGTTGACTTCTTCAGGTCTCTAATTGAGATCTTGTACTTAACGTTAGAGTAAGCTCCGTCGTCCAAGGACTCTAGATGGAAGAGGCTGTACTCTGTCTTTCCAAACGGCTGGGAGATGAAGTCTGATGTCCGAGGTGTAGTATACCGCGTATCAAATCTCCCGAATGCGTCCAGGAAGGTCTCTGTAGTATCACCTGACGTGGCACTAGTGCTAATGGACCCGGAAGTTATCCCTACCTGGAGGGAACCTCCCGTTGACACTGTTGCAATCTCATTTTCAACAGCAAAATCAGCGTAGAGAAGGTGCTCCTCTTCGATAAATCTGCCAGGATCAGTGTTGAGAATCTTACCAATGTAGTCTTCGCCAGCAGGATCGAGCGAAGCTGTCAAGACCTTGATTCCCGCAACCCCGTCTGTTGTCGCAAACCCTGTTGCAGAAGAGGAAATAACTAGCTTAAACTTACCCGCAGACGTAACGGTTGCAACATCATCAGCGCCATCGGAGAAGGCTTCACCTGTTCCGTTGAGCACCATCATCCTGGTCCCGCTAGGAACTAGGACCATCCCTCTAACGAGATTTACAAAGTTGTTTGCCGACGTTCCAAAACTATCATTATCTGTAAAGATAGGGTAGCCAACAGCTTCTGAGGCTGAGACAAAGTGAATGGCAGTGATGAACTGAACTGCGCCTCTATGTCTTCCGGATGTGTGTGGTGTTCCCTCAATCACAAATCCTGCATTTTTAACGGTGCCTTGGGATCTAGTTGTCTCAATATCTGTAATCGTCTCATTTGCGCCCGCACCGAGGACTCTCATAAAGGTAAGGGCTGTTCTATTCTTTAGAAACTCCCTCACAGCGTAAGGTCCAAACTTCTTGGGGTCTAGATTGCCAAACTTTGTCTGGAAATCTGCAAATGAACCAACTGTGACCGGGACGAAAGCCGGCCCTTTTTGAGCTGTGCTGATAACGCCCGCAGGTATTCCAACAGGAGCTTGCTGACTCTGGGTCAGATCGATTTCCTGTTCAAAGAACCCGGGGGAACGGAATGTTTGTTCTGCCATTGGAGCTCGCTCTCCTTAATGCGGGTCTAATCTAACGCTAGCAATACATATCGTCCCTAAAAGGTAAAAACACTCTTCGAAACGATGTTGAACTGTCTGGTTAAAGCTTGCCGCATACTTGTGTCTTACGCAGTTAATTATTCTCAGTCAGGCCTTAAAACCCACTAAGCTTCTTATTTCAAATTTAAACAAAAAGAATCGGGTGGAAGAAGCTCAGCCGACGCCATTTGAACCCGACCAATTCTTAATAACCCCATCAGAAATCTGTGTACCGGGAGCAGGCGTAAGTCCGGCTACGATGGTTGCTTCTGATGCTGATGCTGTGTCAGACAGCAAATAAACTTCTCCAACTCTAAACTTGCCCTCAAAAGAGCCCGATGATGTCAGAGTAAAAAAGTTATTTTGCTCGACTGCTTTGACTCCATTTCTACTAAAGCCAACCCTGATGGCCTCAGTAGGGCTGTCACATCTAACTACGATAAATTGAGTGACATATGGAAACTTAACCTTGAGAGGTTCTGAGGATGATGCGGGCACGGTCAGGCTCGATGTAACATAAGGAATGCCGCCGACCAAGTAGCTCGAAGTGTCATTGTGCTGTGCGGGTGGATACTTTAGTCCCATTTATATCTCTCCAACTCTAGCAATACATATCGCGAGCAAGGACATTTTGTTAATCTAGCAAGATATTGTCTAAATCAGTAAGGCGCAGCACTGTCTCACCTTTGCGCTGATCTCTTGTTAAGATCCTGGCGTATTTCTTTTCTGCTTTACCCGTAAACGGATCTTCGATTTCTGTTAAAACCTGGTATGGTGAATGGTTTCGACCAATAACGGCTTTCCCCCTGCTATCCTGCTCTTCGATGTCGCCTAAAATAAAATCGTTCGGCTGGCCGGAACCGCCACCGACAGGACGTGGGCCTTGAATTTGACCACTAGCTTCTTGGATTTCAAACTCAATTTGTGGCGCCGATAGATAGCGTCTGAACGGGTTTCTTTGGCCTTTGTGCTGCGAGGCTACGATATAACCCGTGCACTTAATACTGAATGTATATTTTATCAGTCGCTCAGAGTCTGTGTAGTCTTTAAAATTGTCATCTGTTGCAAGATTTGCATCGACAAAGGCGACGAACCAATAGCCTTTCGGTGACTTGATTTTGAACTGATTGTGTTGGGCATCATATGCAGACATCATTGTTTCAATCATTTGATTCATGTGACTGATGTACTGCGTCCAGAATGTCACCTCATAGGTCGCTACAAAAAACTCAGGAAAAGGAATTGTGATGATCTCTAAGATGTTATCCCTTAGATCAGTACTTAAAAACTCACCAGAGTCCTTTAAATCACTTAAGCGACCAATCTCTCTTCTTGTCCCTACTGTGTTTTCTTTCGTCTTCTGTGGGCGTGTCGAATTCACTAAATTTTCTTTAGAGGCAATGTCTCTTTGATTTTTTAAGCCTAGTGAATTTTTAACCCGTTGATAATCTCTATCTCGCGAGCTGAGTCTTTTCTTGATGACAAGATCGCCTGTGTCTTGCCCTAGCCCACGACCCAAACCACCCATATTCTCAGACTGATCTATACCTGATCTATAGATTGAAATAAGGGGTAGGACAAGTGTTCCGTTTTCATCTCTTACCGGCTCTTTTCTCTTGACTAGAGCAAACCTTTCCCCGCCTGCCATGATAACAGGAACTTCTTCTGTGGTGTGGTTTCTTTCAATTTTACGCTTAATCGTAAAGCCAATCTCTTTGTCGAACTTGTCAAAAAGGGCACGGTCGACGTCTTCTATCCCGCAAGACGGAATATGAAAATCTTCCGGAATGTTTGTCCCTTCCAAGCCAGTCGGGAGCTTACCGGTATTGTCGTATATGCCTGCCATTAGTCTTGCTCATCGTAAAAACTTGAATTCGCTTTGCCGTCAGACCCCTTAGGCGAGACCTCCGACGGGCCGGAGATTGGAGCGTCAAGCACACCTCTTTTTTGGAGATCTCTGACGTCTCCTGTTGGACCTTCCTTGTTATTCGCGAATCCTCTCTGCTGATACCATTTATCTTGCACAGCATCGTCGTCAGAGTATTTTTCATTTGTTGGGCCCTTGAGCTTAGCAACAAAATTTCCTCGACGCGATTCTTTGCCAACTAATTTCACACCGCCAGAAAACTCAATCTGGCCGTAGATGTTGTGAGTAGTTTGGACAATTATAATCTCAAAAAACTGTGCCCCATAGCTAAAGAAGTCACCCTGAGATAGTAGAATCTCTTTGTCAATCATATCACGTTCAGGTATGTAGATTGTAACAGTTGAGTATTCTTCTGATCCGAATTGGTTTGTTCGGACATCCTCAGGTTCCCACTCAACCCTTGCATCGATCCTAATGGGATTCTCAAATACTTTCTCAGGCGACTCATTGTAGAGATCATGTACTCTTGTCTTGATCTCAGAGATTGGGTATAATATAACAGACTGGCCAATGACGTCTTTGACGATCTCTTTGTTGAGATCGTTAATAAAGTCAATTTCCCTAGGGGAGATAAAAAGGCGTGCCATTGTTTACTCTCCTGTTAACCAGTGAAAATTGCCATTCCATTGGGGACGGGAATCATTCGCAACTGCTTCATGATGTTTTCAGCTCGATTTGCTTCTGTCTCGACAATCTTGTCGTAGGTCATGCTTTCAAGCATTTCTCTAAGCTCGGTATTAAGCTTAGACTGATCTTCCCTGCCCCTGTTGACGAGATCAGAACCGTTGAGGGTAAGATCGTTCCCTGGGATGGGCACAGTGCTAAACTTAGATCTGATGTTGCCTAATACTTCTGATGCAATTGCAAGAGTGAACTGCCTAATCCACTGTCTAGCTATGCTGTTGATCTTGCTATATTGCAAATTGCCAAACGGAACATTTGACATATTTGACACGCCGTAAATTGTCGAATCAGGTATTGAAGAACTAAGTGGGTTTGCCTGAAACTGAACTCTGAGGTACAGCTCAGTCCTGCTCTCGGTTGATGGCGTGGGGTATACCCTAAAGTTTCTACCCATAATCTTATATGAGTAGTTTGATCTACGGACCCGCTGCGAGATGTCTAGCTGTCCCGCCCTCAAAATATCTTCGAATACTGGAAGTACGTAAAAGATTGTCTCAGGAGTAAAAGACTCGAATGAGAACTCATTGTTGAGGTAATTGATAGCAGATGTTGTATCGAAAAAACGATAAGCAGCGGAGGGAGAGAAGTGGAAAACCTCCCTGATTCTCATCTTCCCTTTCGGGTTGTTCTCGGGGCTGTCAAACAACGGTGTTCCGCTTGCATCCTTGAGCTCCGTATATAGATCATAATCCTGACGCCCTGATTCGAGGGCAATGGATCCAGAGAATGAGTTATACGAGCCTCCGATACCTGCTTCCATCGCGTAAGGTTCGGCAAATCTTGCCAAGTACTCAAGATTTTCTTTGGGATAGATCTGCTCAGAGCCAGACAAACTACCTGTGGCTTGACCTAGCCAATTATTCAGCTGCGACTTTGCCTGGTATTCATTGACTATTCTTGAATACTGCAAAGTCGCTTCTTCAAAAGATGCCCAGATTTGCTTCTTTGTCAGCTCGACACTTAGAATATCGTCACCGAGGCGACGCTTGACAAAAGTAACCATAGCGTCTGCTTCGGTCTGAAATACACTATCAGAGTCGAAGAAGCCGAAGGGAGTCGGATTAATCGTGTTAGCAAATGTAGCCACAGGCTTATCCTCCCAGAAAACGCACTACTCGAATGTAAGTATCACTGGAAGTCTAATTAAATGCTGGAACTTTGAGAATCAATCGGTAGTCGAAGGTTTCTGTGCCACCGTGGAACTTTTATTTTCTCACTTTTTGGTTGCCATCATAACTTGTTCTTGAATCCCTTCTGAATCTTCTAGGGTACCCTCTTGAATCAGCGTGATGTGTGCTTCATAGAAGAATCTAGGGGGCCCTGACGGTAGAATAACCATCCAGCCGTGACCGGATTCACGATCATCCCACGGCAGGATGGGCTTTACAGTTTCTTTAAGCAGGATGCCCACATACTCTGGTGCCCATGACGCAACGCGACACTTAACTAGATCACCAGCCCTAAGCTTGGTCATCAAATGGTGCCAAGAAAAACATGGAGCCCTCGCTCCAGATCTCAAGCTGATTATTCTCTGTCAGAACAACCCACACGGACCAGCTGATTGACTCCCAATAATCAACCCCCCGTTGCTCAGTCTGTTTTTCAATCAGCATACCCTTAACCATGTCTGTGTAGTGAACTACAATCTGGCCGGGCTGCATTCTGGAACCTGTAACCTCATCCATGTTCAAACATCCTGATTGATTCACGCTTGACAACGACTACTTTGACATCCGGTGTAAAGCAACGCAACAACAAATCTTCTTTGCGTGTCAAGAAATCCCAGTCTCTACCACACTGTTGACGAATTGAGAGTCGCTCATCATCGGCCACAGCACCAATGACGAGAAGCGGTTGACTCATAAAGCCGGGAGGCAACAACCAATACGCCATAACCTGGTAGAAAGTGAAAGAGCGTCGCAGGGATGACTCCTCCACTAAGATGTCATCCGCAAACTTAAGACTCACGAGGTCGCCGGCTTTGATTTTACTTGCCATGTTTCATATTAGGGCGACAATTTTAATTTTACACAAATAAAAAGGGCCGCCCGAAGGCGGCCCTTGTGGCGAGCGCCACTAGACTAAGTCTAGATGACGTTCATGTCGAGGCAGGTGACTGTACCGTAGAAGTCGGCGCGAACCATCTTCTTGCCGTAGCGAGTCATGACACCCTTCCGCGGGGTGAAGTCCTCAGGCGCGAAGATCGTCGGCGTGACGATAAGCGGCACGTACGGAGCGTAGACGTAACCCGTCTCGAGGTAAGAACCGCCCTTGTAACCGACCAGGATCTTCTGGCGCGGGAAGTAGGGGTCCTTGTAGACCGTGAAGCGGTTGGACAGCGTACCAATCGCCTCAGCACCGATCGAGAACGGAGCGCCGACCTGACCCATACCATCAATGGTAAGGGACGGCTTGTAGAGCACCGAAGCCTCGAGGATGGTGGCAACGTCCGGTGAGACGACGATGAAGTTCGCCGAACCGCGGAGCGTCTTACGGTGGATCTCGTTAGCGACGTCAATGATCGTCTCAACGAGCGTCTCGTACCACTCACGAACCGTACCAGTGAAGGACGGG